ATTATGATGGTGATGGAAGTAATGTAGGTGGAGGAACTGACTTAACAAGTACGTTGACTATTACACCTGGTACTTCTAGTGTTAGCATCTCTGGGACTTTTAATGATCCGTTTTCCGATAGTTTTACTTACGTAGAGAAGGGTGGTACTGATTTAGAGGACACTCCTACTACAGTTGTTGGTGTTTCTAATATGCCAGCAGGTAAGGATTTCTATTTTCTCGATCAAGACCAACGATGGTATGTTCTTGTAACATTTACCATACAAGTAGTCGAAACTGCTCCTAGCCCGTATACAGGTAGTAACACTGCTACTTTTTACCCTACGTTAAGAGTAGAGAACTCATGGGAAGGAATACGATCATTTGTAGATACCTATTACGACACATGAACGGACGACTAGACAAAGTAGCAATGACCAACAGGTTAATGCAACTCAAAAGAGAACTACATTATAAATGTGAGATTGGAGAAAAGGGTGAATGGGAATGTAAAGGAGCGAATGAATATTTAAATAGATGCTTTGATGTTTTAGATGAGTATTGGCAATGACATATAAAGCAAACAAAAAATTACCTTACGACCAGTGGTTTGATGAGAACCCTCTTAAGGACACTAAATACATAGAGAAGGCAGAATATGAAAAGTGTGACATTTCGATACATAAGCAAATGTATGATTTTGCTACAGCAGCAATAAACAAATTGGGAGGATCGGAAAATGCCAGCAGTTACAAGAGTAGGAGACAGTGAAGTATCTCATTGCTCAGGTATGGTACGAGCCGCTGGTAGCGGTAATGTATTTTGCAATGGTATCTCAGTGAGTAGACAAGGAGATAAAAATACAGTACACTTAAAACCAGGTAACCCATGCCCTCCTCATTCGAGTAGTATAAGTAGTGGTAGTTCTACGGTCTTTGTAAATGGCAAAGGATGTGGTAGAATAGGGGACCCGACCTGTACATCTGTATCAGGAGGGAGTGGAAACGTATTTGCAGGAGGTTAAATGAAGTACTTTCACATTTACTTAAATGATAAGTGCCTATTCAAGAATCTAGTCCAAGAAGAATTCGATCTTATTTGGGATAAGATATACCGTTCTTACTTTAAAGACGAACTTACGTATGCTGAATGTATAGATGATGCGTGTTTAACAGGTAGAATCGAGGAACACAGTTATTAACAAACTCTTTTTGTGATGATTCAAGTTATTAATGATTATTTGGAACAAAAATATTTGAAGGTTATACAGGATTTAATGTATGAACCTGGTTTTTGGTCGTATGATCCCTTTAAAGTCCGCTATAACGATATAGAGGAGGATGATTTAAGGGATGGTCAGTTTAATCATGGCTTCTATAATAGTGCAACAATGCACCAATCGGAGCATTTAGAGAAATTATTCCCTATTTTTTGGCGAGCGAACCCCTTAGCGATCTACAGAATTAAGGCAAACCTCGAAAAATACGCTGGAGAAGAGAAATATGAGAGCGAATGGCACTGGGATTGGCAGAGTGACGAAAAAACCCCCTGTAAAAACATGCAAACTGCTATATTTTACGTAAATAGCAACAACGGATACACAGAATTTGAGACAGGAGAGCGTGTAAACTCTCTTGCTAACCGTATGGTGCTGTTTCCAAGCAATATAAAGCACAGAGGAGTTACTCAAACTAACGCAAAAGAGCGTTTTGTGATCAATTTTAACTGGTTTATACCAGAGCTTGACAAATCAAGAAGTGTTTGATATACTATATACGTTGAGTTGACGAACTCGACATGGGAGTGACTGAATAAACTTACTGGCATTTTGCTAGTTAAGGTGATGAGACAGAGGTGGTGCTCGCTGTTGGGAACAACAGAACTACAAACCAAGTAGGTCTCATGCAAAGACGTATTTCTAAACTGTAGAAATGCCCGTCTTTTGTAGGTACACAGGAATCCTACCTCCCACCACACCACACACAGAAAAATATCTTTCCTTATTTTCGATTATGGCAGTTAGAACAAAGATGGGTGGATTCGGAACTACTCTTGTAGTAGAGAAGAATCAAAAAAAGACCAGTCAGGGCACAAGTAAAAACACAAAATACAGTGCAACATCAAGAAACAAACGGAAAAAGAGGTATCGAGGACAAGGAAGGAACTAGATAAAGTAACAGAGGGTCATTCGACCCTCTTTTTTTATGCTTATAGATAGTGTTAGCGTAAAATAATGAAAAAATGACAATTAGAGTCGATAAAAGTGAAGAATTTGTCAAATCTGGCAGAAAATTAATCAGTGAATACCCTTCACAACCCCCTAAAAAGGAAAAAAGGGAAGAATCTGAGAAACCCTGATATATAAAAGGTAAAGTTCGTTAAAAAATGGCGACTGTCTCGAAAAAATTCGTCGATTTAAACCCTAATTTTGAGAAAAATCCTCTTACTAAGGATTTACCACTGCTGAAGAACGCTGAAGCGATCAAATTTGCAGTGAAAAACATCGTTTTGACCACTAGGGGTGATAGAGCGTTTCGTCCATACTTCGGAAGTACAGTTGTTGGGTCATTATTTGAGAATTTTTCTCTTGCAACAGCAGATGATATCAAAGTTGCTATTGAAGATGCCCTAAATGCATATGAACCAAGGATAAAATTGCTTGATGTGGATGTGCAAGATAATATTGATAGAAATGAATTGAGAATAAGCATATTTTATAGAATCATAGGAATACCTTTAGATCCACAATCACTTAACTTAATACTAGAAAGAGTATAATGGCTTTTAATCAAGTAACTAATCTCGACTTTGAAGAGGTAAAAACAAGTTTGAAGGAGTTCATGAGATCTTCTGATACTTTTACTGACTATAACTTTGAAGGATCGGTATTATCACAGTTATTGGATGTATTATCCTATAACACCTATTACAGTGCCTTAAACGCCAACCTGGTGGCGAATGAGGTCTTTTTTGATAGTGCATCCATAAGGGAGAATGTAGTATCACTTGCTAAGTTAGTTGGATATACCCCAAGGTCTGCAAAAGCAGCAAAAGCAACCATTACGATGGATTTTGTCGTAACACCTGCACAGTCATCACTTACCTTAAAGAAAGGAACTGCCTTTGTTGGTAAAAATGCTGATGGAACTTTCATTTTCAGTGTTTTAGCAGATGTTACCAGAGAATCCTATATTGATGGTAATGGAATTCGTCGTGTTACCTTTACAGACATTGACATTTACCAAGGAAACCTATTAAATCTTAATTATGCAGTAGATACATCTACAAAACAGTCATTTATCATTCCTAGTGCTGATGCAGATATAGATTTACTTACAGTTATAGTAGATCACTTTGATACTAGTGTTCCATTGTCATATAGACCAGTAAAAGACATTACTGAGATCTCTGCAACTGATAGAGTTTACTTTGTACAGGAAAATAAGAGTGAACAGTTTGAGATTATATTTGGAGACGGAGTATTCGGACGTAAGATACAAAATGGTGATAGTATTGCTATTGAATACCTTAACACTAACAAAGCATTAGCAAATGAGTGTAGTAGTTTTGAATTTGTAGGTACTATTATAAGTGGAAGTACTACAATTACGGATTTGCAACCAACAATTACCGTAACTACTAATGCTTTTGGCGGTGCTGATCCAGAAGACGTTACATCTATCAAATATTTGGCTCCAAGATATTATTCTTCTCAGCGTAGAGCCGTAACTGTACGGGATTATGAAACTTTAGTTGCGGAACTATATCCTAACTTACAATCTTTATCTGTATATGGTGGAGAAGAAGCAAATCCTCCGCAATATGGAAAAGTGTATATTGTAGCAAAACCTAATGGTGCAGAAGCACTTACAACTACTGCTAAGAAGGAATTACAGAAGGCAATCAAGAAATATACCATATTGAGCGTTATACCTGAGGTTATAGATCCATCTTTCTTGTATTTGGAGATAACTTCCTTTGTTTACTTTAATAGTAACAATACACGCAGAAATGCAGCGAATATTACCAATGTTGTAAGGAGTACAATTCAGAATTTCGGTAATACTGCAGATTTAGAAAGATTTAACGGTAAATTTAAGTATTCTAAGCTTGTTGGTCTAATTGATGATGCAGATATCGGTATAACATCCAATATTACACGTATTCGGATGAAAAAGAACATTACAGCACTGACTAATGTTTTTGCATCTTACACAATATGCTATGGTAACGTAATTTCACAAAATACTGACCTTGTATCCAGTGGATTTAAGTTGACTGGTGAAGATCAGTCATATATTTGGTATTTGGAGAAATACGGTACAAACAGTATTGCAATTTACCGTGTAGACGGAAGTGAGAAGAAATACTACAGTCAAAACATCGGAACTATTGATTATTCGATGGGTGAAATAAATATTAATGGTATTAACATAAGTTCTACAGTCGGAGGAACTCCATATATTTCTGTATCAATGGTTCCTGCATCTAACGACATTATTGCCTTGAGAGATCTCTATTTAACAATAGAAGATTCAGATATTACAGTTACAACAATCCTAGATGATATTTCATCTTCATCTAGAACATCAGGAGTAGGTCAAACACCAGTTTCTAGCTAATGTTCAATTCTTTACAAGTATCAAACTCTATTGAACAGCAGGTTCCAGATTATCTGTCCAATGAGTATCCAAATTTCATTAATTTCTTTAAGGACTACTATAGGTTCTTAGAAACTAATGGAAATGCTCTTGACTTGTTAAATGGTCTTACAGAACTTGTAGATATTGATACTTATACAGAAGCGGATGCACAAGCAACCCTAGACGGTGCTATAACCGCCTCAGACACGTCTATTACAGTTTTAGGGCATGTTGACTTCCCCTTAAATAACGGACTGCTTAAAATTGATTCTGAGGTCATCTTTTATAAGAGATTAGAGCATACAACAGACAATAAAACTAATTTTAATGAATGTAGTAGAGGATGGACATATAACACCTTAACTATTACTGATGGATTTACTCCAAACGTTGTAACAGTCGCTGCTGACCATGCAGATGCTTCTATTGTCAATAATCAGTCATATAATTACATTCTATACTTTCTAGAACAAATTAGAGAGCAATATTTAATAGATTTTCCATCAAACGTCTTAGTTGATAATTTAGACCTTGTAAATGTTGATTTTCTTCTAAAAAGAGCAAAAGATTTCTATCTTTCTAAAGGAACACCTCAAGGTATTGATTATTACTTCAAATTCCTTTTTCAAGAGAAACCAGAACTTAAAAATTACAATGAATCGTTAATTGACGCTTCAAATGCAACTTATCAGAGTAAAGAGATTGTTAGGATTGAATCTTTGGATAATTACGATCCAAGATCTCTTAATGGTGATTCATTCATGCAAGGAGGTAATGAATTTCCAATTCAGACCGTAGAAAACGTCTTTTCTTCTTCAAGTCAAGTATATGAAGTTGAATTATCAAATGGAGCACTTTTAAACCCAACAAGATTCACAAAAATCACTTCAACCTTAATTGAAGACAAATTATTTGTAGATTCTACTTATGAGTTTCCAGAAACAGGATATTTACGTATTGGTGAGATTTTAGTAGAGTATACGGGAAAAACCCTTAATTATTTTAAAGTTAAGAACTTTAATACTACAAGATATAAGATTGGTGAAACAATTTACGATTCTGCATCTTTGGCAACTGTAAAAGGTAGACCAGACGCATTTTTCGTAATATATGCAGGTGTTGCTGGATTTAGTGTAGATTCTACTCTTACTTCATATCAAGTTGGAGATGTGGGTCAAGTATCAGATATTATTGAAGTAGATGATAGAATTATCAATAGTTGGGATTTTAATGACACTATACCATGTACAACTAGGAGAGGATTCTTAACAGGCATCAATACTGTTTGGTATGAGGATAATTCAACATATGTTTATACATCTAGTATTCCTGACTATAACTTCTTTAGAGATCCACAAAATGAT